GGAAAATATTTCTCAACAGAATATGTAAGAAAGAAAATTCTTCGTCAAACTGATTCTGAAATTATTGAAATTGATGAGCAAATTGAAGATGAAATTCAAAAAGGTATTCTACCAGATCCTTCTCAAATAGATCCAATTACCGGAGCACCACTACCACAACCAGGAGAGGGTAACGGTATGGCAGGAATGGGTCAAGATGCAATGGGAATGGGTCAAGTTCCAACTGAACCAAACCTAGATGCACAAGGAGCAGTAACTGATGCTCAAATGCAAAAAGATGCCAAAAAGGCTGAGATATAAATAAAGAATAGGAATATATTTTAATTTTATGGAAGACCTTATCGATTTGATTGCGACAGATGCTGCTGCATCCGATATTCGTGACAAAATTCACGATGTTCTTTATTCAAAAGCAGCAGAAAGAATTGAACTTGCAAAACCAATCGTTGCCTCATCAATGTTTGGTGAAAGTGAGTATGAAGATGCACAAACTCAGGAAGAGGAATAATGACAACAAAAATTTTAGCAGATGAGCTAAATTTACCAACCACAACAGGAACAGCTACAAGTTTTAGTGCAGCAACAGTTGTTCGTCTTGTGAATACAGATACGACTGCACATATTGTAACAGTAGTTGAAACTCAAAGTGGAACGGGTATTGGTTCAATCACAATGCCTGCTGGAACAGTTGAGCAAATTGTTAAGATTGCAAGTCATTGTGTATTTGCTGATAGCAATAAGGTCAAAGGTGCAAAAGTAGGATTTACAAACTAAAACAATGAAACTCATCACAGAAGAAATTTCAAAAGTAGAATTTATTACCGAAGGTAAAGGATCTGCAAAAAAATCCTATATCAAAGGTATTTTCTTGCAGGCAGAACAAGTCAACAGAAATGGCAGAATGTATCCTCTTTCTATTATGGAAAGAGAGGTAAATCGCTATAATGAAGCATTTGTTCAAAAAGGTCGTGCTCTCGGAGAACTCGGTCACCCTGATGGACCTACCGTAAATCTTGATAGAGTTTCACATAAAATTTGTGAACTTTATAAAGATGGTAATAATTTTATTGGTAAGGCACAACTTTTAGAAACTCCAATGGGTAAGATTGCAAAATCTCTCATTAGTGAGGGAGTTTGCCTTGGCGTTTCTTCTCGTGGTGTTGGTTCATTAAAGATGACCAATGAAGGTCATAAAGTTGTTGGTGAAGATTTTATGCTAGCAACTGCTGCTGATATCGTTGCCGATCCTTCTGCTCCTGATGCTTTTGTTCAGGGAATTATGGAAGGCAAAGAGTGGGTTTGGGAAGGTGGAATTCTTCGTGAAAGATTTGCCGAACAAACTCAGAAGAGAATTAATACTCTCGTAGATCAAAAAAGACTTGAAGAGCATAAGTTGAATTTATTCAACGAATTTCTCTCAAATCTTTAATTTATAAATAAATATAGATTATCACAGAATCTAAACAAAAATGTCCGTTGGTAGTAATTTACAAGAAATGGAAAACGTAGTAACCAAAGGGGCTGCACCTGCTGAGCCAATGCCTTCGGCTGGTATTCCAGTTGAAGATCTCGGCGGTCCTACTCCCGACAATTATCGTCCAGATGACGATTCAGCAGCACTCAAAACTCCTGGAGCAACTCTTGCTCAGGTCAAAGATGTTGTCAATGCGAAAGCAATGAAAGCAGAAGAGACCGAAGTAGAAGAAGAGGTCATCGAAGAGGAGACTGAAGAGGAAGAGGATCTTGAAGTTGGTGAAGAAGGTGGTGAAGAGGAAGTTGAAGAGGAAGAAGAAGTCGTAGAAGAAGATTTCAACATCGAAGAAGATGTTAATGCTCTTCTCGCAGGTGAAGATCTCTCCGAAGAATTCCAAGAGAAAGCACGTACAATCTTTGAAGCAGCAATTAAATCAAGAGTTGCTGAAATCAAAGAGTCTCTTCAAGAATCGTATGCTGCTGCTCTTGTAGAAGAGCTTGATGCAATTAAGTCTCAACTCACTGAAAGAGTTGATTCTTATCTTGAGTATGTTGCTGATGAGTGGTTCCAAGAGAACGCACTTGCAGTAGAGCACGGTCTTAAGACCGAAATGACCGAGTCATTCCTACAAGGAATGAAGGGTCTTTTTGAAGATCATTATGTAACAATCCCTGAAGATAGATATGATGTTATCGAGAGCATGGTAGATAAACTTGATGAAATGGAAGAAAAACTCAACGAGCAAATCGAAAGAAACGTTGCTCTGAATAGAAGATTAGCCGAGTCGGTTGCTGATGTAATCTTTGCAGATGTCGCTGAGGGTCTAGCACTTTCTCAGAAGGACAAACTCGCTTCTCTTGCTGAAAATGTTGAGTTTGAAAGTGAAGCAGACTATCGTGAGAAGCTAGTAACCCTGAGGGAATCATATTTCCCATCAAACGCTGGTACTCAAAGAAGTGCAAGTGAGAATCTTTCAGAAGAAGTAACCACAGCAGAGAAGGAATCTCTTAATGAGTCCATTTCTCCAATGATGGCTGCTTACTTACAGACTCTCTCGAGAGCTTCTAAAAAGTGATTTTTAGATCATAATCAAACAACAACACTTTTTAAAAAGAGGTAAAAATCAAATGCAAATGTTCAATGCCGAGCATCTGCAGGAGAAGTGGGCACCAATTCTCGACTATGATGGTCTTGATCCAATCAAAGATTCACATCGTAGAGCGGTAACCGCAATCCTGCTTGAAAACCAAGAAAGAGAACTTCGTGAAGAGAGAGCATTCCTCTCCGAAGCTCCAACCGTAAACACCAACAGTGGCGCTAATGCAGGTTTCTCTGCTGGTGCTTCTGCCCCTGTTGCTGGTTTCGACCCTGTTCTGATCTCCCTGATCAGACGTTCAATGCCTAACCTGGTCGCTTATGACCTCGCTGGCGTTCAACCAATGAACGGTCCTACTGGACTGATCTTCGCAATGCGCTCTAAGTACACCAACATGAGCGGCACCGAAGCACTGTTCAACGAAGCAGATACTGCATTCTCTGGACAAGACAGCGGATTCAACCTCACCAACGGATTCACCGCTGGTAGCGTTGGTATGGGTACAACCACTCAGCGTGGAACCAATCCTGGTCTTCTGGACGCCACCTATCCTGCAACTGGCGATGCCCAAACCTACAACGTAGGTCAGGGTATGCGTACCGATGACGCAGAGAATCTTGGTCAGACGACTGGCGACCACTTTAACGAGATGGCATTCTCGATCGAGAAAGTCACCGTTACTGCTAAGTCACGTGCTCTGAAAGCTGAGTACTCGCTCGAACTCGCACAAGACCTGAAGGCAATTCACGGTCTGAATGCAGAAGCTGAGCTTGCTAACATCCTCAGCACTGAGATCCTCGCTGAAATCAACCGCGAAGTTATCCGTACCATCTATAACGTTGCTGAGTCTGGTGCTCAAGCAAACGTTGCTACCGCTGGTACTTTCGACCTCGACGTTGACTCCAACGGTCGTTGGTCAGTTGAGAAGTTCAAGGGTCTGATCTTCCAGATCGAGCGTGACGCAAACGCTATCGCCCAGAGAACTCGTCGTGGCAAGGGTAACATGATCCTCTGCTCTGCTGACGTTGCTTCGGCACTCACCATGGCAGGTGTTCTTGATTACACCCCCGCACTCAACGCTAACCTCAACGTTGATGACACTGGTAACACCTTCGCTGGTGTTCTGCAAGGTAAGTATCGTGTTTATATCGATCCTTATGCTGCAAACGTATCTGCTAACCAGTACTACGTTGTTGGTTATAAGGGTTCTTCCCCTTATGATGCTGGTCTGTTCTACTGCCCATATGTACCTCTCCAGATGGTACGTGCGGTTGGTCAAGACACCTTCCAGCCTAAGATCGGATTCAAGACTCGTTACGGAATTGTTGCTAACCCATTCTCGCAGGGTACTAGCGCAATCACCGGTGCTGGTCTTGATCGTAACGCAAACCGTTACTACAGAAGAGTCAAGGTTACCAACCTTATGTGATTTCGATTCACATATCTATCAGACCCCCGAAAGGGGGTCTTTTTTTATCTAAATAAAAATAAAACTAGTAGTAACAATGAAACCAACTCCAAAACAATCGCAAGAAATTCATAAGAACTACGAAAGAGTTGTTGAGCATCTAATTAATGAAGGTTATGCAGAAGACAAAGATTCTGCTGACAGCATTATTTCCGGTATGAGTGAGGCATGGTTCAATCTAATTATCGCAGACTGATAAGTGAAAACTTTTAAAGAGTTTATAAATGAGGCACTTCCTTTTGGTGCAATAGTATCAACCAGTTCTTATGGACCTGGATTATACGGCAATCCAACTGCTTCTGGGCAAAAATTAACACCAGGTACTCGTGGTGTTGCACATAAAAAGTTGCCACTAGGAAGTCAAGTTAAAATTACCGATCCAAGAACTGGTAGATCAATTACTGCACCAGTTATTGATAGGGGACCCTATCACGGAAACCGCCAATATGATTTAACAACACAAACAACAAAAGATCTTGGATATAAAGATTATAAAGATTTTGGTGTTAGAAACTTAGATGTTACACCAGTGACAAAAGAAAAACCAAAACCAAAAATTCCAGATCTGGGTGTGAAGGTTGAT